GAACGCTTGATGAGGATAAATCTAGCACCTGCGCTAAAGCCACAGTCTACGTTTAAGTCAGCGGCTGTGCCTGTGTAGCTGCCTACTTTTGATATGCCGGGTAGGGTGGCGAATAGAAGGGCAAGCATATTGTTGCCATTCCCATTAGTATTCGAGCTTGTGCCTACTGTAAACTCGCTTGCCGTAGGGGCAGTGTTATTCCAGTACCCCGCCGATGTGTATATGCCAGATGTTTCATTTAGTCTTAGTATACCAGTCGCGCCTATGTCTTTGTGATAAACTGCCCACGCCTGTGCCGCATCTCTGTTTTTTACAATTATCATCTCAGGGACAACACTTAGCCCGTGAGTTATGTTTACTGGCGGGGAGCTTGTGTCCCCCTCATAACAAACCACATCCATGAAGCCGGGGGCGCGGCGGAACATCCATGAGAAATAACCGGAATTTGGAGTGGCGTTAGTGTACCACCCATCCTGAAAATCAAATCGGGCGTCTAAGTTGGTAACTGCGGCGGCTGTTGACGTTGGGCTTAGTCGAGTGCCAGAAGTCAATCTGGTAGTGAAATAGTATTTGTCCGTGCCCGAAAGCTGCGCCCCTATTCCAAGGTCAACCGGGAATCCTGCTGTCCACCAAGCGTTCCTTGGCACCGTACCCCCACCCGTGTCCATAGCAAACACCTCCGTCCCACTCTCCGGTGTTTTCATCGGGCGGCGGATGGCTATGTAGATGTAGGAATCGCCTGAATTATTTCTTACAGTAAAACCATCGGGATTAACGCCAACTACTTGACTGCCAACAGCTTCCGCAGCAGTACCATTAGCAAAAAGATACTTCTCACCATTTGAGGTAGTTGTTTCAAGCCCGCGCATAACATCGTTAATGTACCAGCCGCCAGTAGAGTCAGTGCGCTTCCTAAGAATATATTGCGGCTCCCATCCAAGACTTACTTCTACGTCTGTAGTACCGCCAGCACCAGTATAACTTCCACACTTAATAATTGACTCGTCACCACCAGCGCCGAATATCTGGTCATCATCAGCGAACACATACATAATGTATTCGTGTCCTTCTTGGTTGTAGAAAGAAGAAAGTACAACTTCTGTGCTAGTAGGTTCTGGAAATGAAGAGTCACTAGCAGAAGCGGTGGTGCTATCTAGAGCAAGATAGTTAGACCACCAATCAGAATTAGGAGAAGTGACCCCTTTATGGTAGGTGTACCAGTTAGCGGTTGAGTCCAACCTTTTTAGGATAATACAAGCAGGCACAGACCCAAGAATATGTGGGATACCCCTATCCGTTTCTCCATCGCCTGTGAAAGGAATAACGTCAAAAAAGCCGGGGCATTTGCGGAATGTCCATGAGGCGTAGTTTCCCCCTGAACCATTAGAGGTTCCGTTAGTGCCTAGAGAGAAACCAGATGAGAGAAAAGAAGCCAAGTCAGCAGGTGAAGGTGTAGCTTCTGCGCTTGTGGTACTGGAGTCTAGTCTCTTATCAGTCCCTCTTTCTGTGTCATACAGGTTGTGAGTTGTGAAGCCACCATCTCTTTGCTTAATCCAAACCAATCCACCTTCGCCATCTAAATCAATGCCGTTAGTTATAGTCAGAGCAGAACCAGTACCCGTATACAAATAAGTCGAGAACACATCCTCGACGTACAGAGACTCCCCTGCGTTTCCTGCCGCTGCTGTCAGAGCTTTAGCTAATTTACTCATTACACATAGCTTCCTGTGTAAGCACCGTAGAGAGTTGTAGAGACTTTCCAGAACACCAGTGTGTCCGCAGCAGTCAGCGTAGGAGCGACATTTCCACCAGAAGTCACCCAAGTCATTGTAGGCCACGTTACTGTGTAGCTTGCACCTGCCTCTAGCTGTAAGACGATTGCGTCACCAGAGCTTAGAGAGTCTGTGAAGGTCGTGTTAGCCGAGAGAGTCTTGGTCTGTATTGCGCCGTTGGTAGCGTCAAAGGCTGTGCCTGACAAAGCGTATACAGTGTCTCGAATAGTTTTATTAGTAAGCGTCTGAGTCGCGGATGTTCCTGCTACGTCAGTAAGCGTGTTACTTCCATAAGCTATGGTCTTGTTAGTTAGCGTTTCAGTACCGGTAAGAGTAGCTAAACTAGACGGGAAAGTATTAGTTCCACTTGTTAAGTCTTTGTTAGTCAGCGTCTGAACGCCATCCAAAGTAACTACACTACCGCCGTTACCACCAACTTGTGCGTAAACGCGCCATGTAGAGCCGTCGTACACAAACTGAACATTAACCCCTGTTATGTCCAAAATTAAGTTTTCTGCAACCCCGTTAATAGTAGAGCTATTGCGCCCAACGGTTAGGTTGTTAGAGCCAAAACTAGCCCCCGCATCTGCGATAACAACTTGGTCGCCCGCGCTAGGAGAAGCAGGTAGAGTAACGGTGAACGCGCCGCCGCTAGTATCGGCCAATACGCCTTCTAAATTAGCAGTAGTATAATTAGCAGTTTTGGTGACGTAAGACACGCCCCCCGCAGTTGAAGCATCGATAACCGCAGCGCCTGCACCTGCGCCATCTGTGACAAGCATTACCTTAGCGCCATTGGCTACATCAACCGTAGCGCCTGTGCCCTGCTTTATTGTAATAGTTTGACTGCCCGAAGTGGCATTTTCTATCAACCATACTTTAGAGACGGTGTTTGGCCCAAGAGTTACTTCTCGGGTGGCTGTCAAAGATACTGCGGAAGTAATTTTTAAATAAAACGAGCGCGTAGCATCTGCTGTAGCGTCAGGCATGGTGAAGGTTTCGTTGGCGTCTGCCGCCATTTGCTTCGTGCCGTAGCTAAAACCGTCGGTAATCAGCTCAAGGTTTGTGTTGGTACTGGTGCCCCAAGTGCCGTCTTCATCGCCGGTTGTGATTTCTTTGAGTCTAAGATTGTTTACATAAGTCGCCATTTGCCCAGCTCCTACGCTGCTTTATCGACATCCACCCAACCGGGGGTCTGCGAATCTGTTACATTTGTCCAGTTAGGCGTCTGGCTATCGTCTATTGTAGTCCATCCACCAATTCTTACTATGCCTACGGCACCTATTGCAGTAACTCCAGTTGGAATTATAGTTTCGTTTACAGAGATTCCTACTGTCCCAACCGCACCTGTAGCGGCAACCCCTGTAACTACTGGAACTACTGCGTCTACGGCAGTGCCTATAGCACCTGTGCCGCTTACCCCCGTTGGATATACTATCCAGTTATACGCAGGAGTAACAGTACCAATGGCCCCCGCCGCTGCCACCCCATCAAATACTGGGACTACGGTATCGCCTTCGGCCCCCAGTGCCCCGGTACCCTCAACGCCTGTAACTTCAAAGGTTACAACAGTAACTGCGTCGCCTATCTGGCCTGTACCTTCAACACCAGCCGGTACTACGATGTCGGCAATGAATATAGTTACATCACCAACCGCACCGGTTCCTTCAACGCCTATCGGGATGACAATGTCATCAACAACGACAGTAAAGCCGCCCATCTCGCCAACGCCCTGTACCCCTGTGGGTATTTGGACGCTGCTGTAGTTCGTTACTACGGTACCTACAGCGCCGGTTCCCTCGACGCCTGTGACGATTACTCCATCGCCTATCTTAACTTGCGCAGTGCCTACAGCACCGGTACCTTCTACGCCGACCGGAATTATATTTTCCGATACAGCTATTACTACTGTTCCTATTGCTCCGGTGCCTTGTACAGAGACATTATAGTTGTCCCCCCAAGCACCTTCACCCCATCCTTGGTTACCCCAAGTAGCTCCTAGGTTTAAAATAGTTCCATAGCCGTCCCATGTGCCCGTACCGAAGGTACTTTCACCGAAAGCTCGAACGGGTCCTTGGTAAGCCATGAGGCCCTACCCCCTACTTAAGCGATGCGAATAATCGCAGTAGCAGCCGCAGCGGCAGGGAACTGAATCTGAAAATCACCGGAGCTTACAGTCTGGTCACCGCCAAAGCTCAATACCGCACAGGCAGAGTTGGAGTTGGTGGTGTTGTAGATCATAGCACCGCAAGTAGTGAATGAAGCAGAAGACCAAGTGGTGTCTGCAAAATCAGTGATTGCCGTTGTGCTGTCCGCAGTGGGGGTTACGTTAGTCAGAGTATTACCCCCTGCGCTGTAACCGGTACCGCTCGTCTCGTCACTGTTGCCGGTGATGTCAGAGTAGTTAGTGCTAGCCGCGCCATAGGTGCCTGTGCCAGCAGATGCTGACTTCAGCAGGGCGATTTTGAACACGTCTGCGCCATTGGTAAAATCATGTAAGCCCTTCAACAGTTCGACTTTGAAGCTGGTGGGCATCGCTGTAGTTACGGTAATAGCCATTATTAGCTCTCCAGTAGTTTTACAAGTTCCGGGTGCCCAGCGGCTCGGAATTGGTTTGCCAAAGTGGTGTGGTTAGACTTAACTGCTTGGTGCATATACTGCACCAACACCCCACGAATTTGATTTTTAAAGGCTTCCGCCTGCTCCCGTATAGCTGGGTGGCAGTTCCCGCCTACGTAGATAATCTTGTCCAGTGCCTGCTCTGCAAGCTCTTCTGGGGTAAAGCCACGGCCAGACACTGAAGCCACCGCAACATTACCCATTTCTACCCCACCGCTCGCGCTAAACATCTACCGCACCCCTACTCTTAACTGCCCGTCCCTGTAGGCGTCTCTGCGTAGCTTACCGTCGCCCATATTCCTTAACAAAGCAATGGCCTGTACGTACATCTTCTCGTATAAGGCCACCATATCCGGCTCACCCTTGATAAAACGTATAGCCTCGACCAAAGCGCCATTTAACAACGCAGAATCAAACTCATCACCTAACCATGTAGTACCAGCAGTGACGATAGACTCGGGGTAGTAGCTAAAGTGCATTTCTACCGAATAGTTATCGTCCGGTGTAGGCCCAACAACAAGCGAAGTCTGGTCAAATACCGCATAATGCTTAGGTTGGCCTGTATCTGAAGGCCCGGGGTACGCCTCTCGAATAAAGTTTACGTCCTTGTTCAACAGGTACTCGTAGTCACCATCGCCGTTAATAACGGCCAAAGAGTAGACGTACAGCATCCCTGTCGGCATTGTCAGATACTTGTTTCCAGAGGTAAAACTACCCGTCTGGTTTTTACGTAGTGCGGGAAGTTCTACCGTGGTATAGATTTTCTGCTCGGCCTGATCGGTAAACATAGCAAGCTGCGCGTCCGTAAACGACTGCTCGCAAATGTCCTCAATATTGGTCTTCAGATCGGTGTAATTCACACCCTACTCCTTAAGCCATTGGGCCTCGGGCCATAGTACCTTTGGTTGCCGCACCTACACCGCGAATCTTAACACCGCTAGTCTTCATGTCTTTTGGTGGTTGGTTGCAGCAATCCGCAACGCTATACTTTACTGGCTCGTTAGGAAACTCGATAACCTTCGGGGCCTTTCTGCTTTCTCTTTTCATATCATAACTCCTAAGTTATTGATATAGTTACTTTTCCTACCAACCCAAACGCACTCATACTGTTTGCATATACGGGTTGTATCCGCGCCCGACTTGCTGCGTACTCCATAAAATCCGGCCTTGGGTCCCGTATAGCTTGGGGGTCGTATACTGGGAACTCCCCTAACTTGTTTTGCGGCTGGTCTGGGTTCCAACATTCTGGACAAGCTTTGACATTGGTCCGCTTGTTCTTTACTACTAACTCTTTGAGTTCCCTAAGTTTATACTGAAACCCACAAACATCACAGATGGCTAGAGCTTTTTGCCCAGACGCATATTTATACCCCATACCTACCGCACCCCATATACACGAGGCACCAAGCTAAGGGATGCTTTCTCTCTATCCTCTTGGGCGGCCAAATCAAACTGTCGCTCGTATTCTGTCTGTAGCATAGGAATCCTAGGCATCAATTCTGGGTCTTTCTGCGCTATATAATACGCAAGCCCTGCAACGAGGCAGGGCAAGAAACGGAAGTTGACATCGGCGGTATTTACCCCTGTCCCAGCATCCTCAATACGGCGCATCCGCCAGTATTTCAAAACATAGGTACTCGACGCATCCGGCACAGGCCATACAGTCACAGAAGGATTAGCCTGCCCACGGTCTACGTAAAGCTGTATCGGGCGTCCTTCGGATAACTTGTTGGGGATACTCGCGTAGGTAGAGACGCTGATACGCGTAATGTTCAGATCAGACTGAGTAGTGACATTGCCCTCGCCTGTACGTACAACATGCTCCAGTAGGTCAATAGTGTCGGCAGGGAGAGCGTAAGTGGCTGTTCCATCTACTAAATTTATGCTGCCTTCTTCGATGGTCCACATGTTGATGCCACGGTTCTGCCACTCAATAGTTAGCAGGTTCATGGACCGACGAGCGGTACGAAGATCATAACCAGAACGCATCTCACGACCGGCACGTTCCCACGCTTCTTCCGCAATCTCGGTGAAGTCCATGTTAAATGTTGCTGTGCCAGATGTAGCCATCTACTTTTTCCTCTTCAGTGGCTTAACCCGTTTAGGCGCCCCTGCTGGTTGCCCTAGTCGCTTTTTCTGCGCTATACGGGACTTTTTCTCTGCCGCAGTCATCTCGCCGGAAGTCTTAGGCGTTTTACTAGAGACACGCTTTGTTGGCCTACAGTACGGGGTTCCCCGCTTCTCGCCCTTCTGACGCCCGCATTCTTTGCCTGTCCGGACATCCTTCCAGTCTTCCTTGAACCACCGCTTTAGGGCGGCCCCTTTCTTTGTCTTACGAACGGCCACGGGCTTTTGCCTTCCTACATTTGGCTATCGCACCGGAGGCATAGGCGGACGGAAAAACTTTATATTGAGACTTAACCTTACGGTAGCAGTCGTCTTTCACCGTGCCGCCTTCTTTAAGGGCCATGGGTTTGATTTTCCCCATGCCTCTGCATCGCATCATGGCTTACACCATCTTACACTTAGTGCGACCACGCTTTGCACAACCGTCGATCTTACCGCCTTTTTTGTATCCCATGACCTTGCCGCCGCCCATCATTTTCTTTGCGCCAGTCATACCACCTTCTTTCATTCTTTTAGTTCCGCAACCAGCCATACCGCCACTCCTAAATTTACGGCCTCTATCGGCCTCAACATAATCTTCACCCACGCTCTGTGGGATTCCTACCTTTTCGGCAAATTCGGGGTTATTGGCCACCGCCGCCATCAGGTTGTGCTGTTTCTTACTCTTGCTAGGCATCGTTCTTACCGCCTTTCAGCGCTACTATTTGCCCAGAGGGTGCTTCTTCCATGTAAGCCTGTATTATCAAATACAGTTCCTCTACCTCTGCGGGTGAATAGGTGCCTTTTGAAGCCTGTAAAATGGATAAAAAAAGTAAAGGTATAGGGATGTCATCCCCAGCAAACTCGTCGAACTCATCCAACTCGTCCATACCTAAGTCCTTGATTTTACTACCATTTTACCTTATCGGCCCAGTAAGCCGCGCTCATCTTACCCTTGGCAATATTCTTACCGTGTCTGGCTTTGAACGATTTGCGCTTGGCTTTCATCCGTGCAGACTCGCCCTTTTTGGGCTTACCCGCAGTAGAAGCACCTTGCTCACCAAACCGAATGATCTTCTCCTTCCCGCCTTCACAAGCCTTAACTATGTGAGACTTTTTGGGGTGAGAAGGAGTTCTCTTCGGCTTGTTACAAGCCATCGCTTTCTTGTCAACTTGCTTAGCCACAGAACACCGTCACATTAGTAATGTTGGTCAAGGTCATAATAGCAAAATCTGTCTTGTTGCTACGGGTAGTCAAGATACCAAGGTCAGGAATCGTAACACTATCCGAGAAAGACGCTGCCGAAGTAGGCGTGTCAATCTGCAAAAGCAGTGCACCAGAGGTGCTATTTACATTGAACTTGATAGAGCCAGCAGACGCCGTACCTACGTAGTACAGGCTCTTAATTCTAGTGCGTGGAAGCGCCAGAGAACCCGTAGTACCAATGCTTACGTTAGTAGCTGAAGTAGCACTTGCTGTTATGCTTGCAACGTAGGTGTAAAAGTTAGTAGAGCTAGCGGTATCAGCATCAACACCCGCCACTACTTCCGTAGTGTAAGCCCCAGTAAGATCGCCAACCTTAATACCCACAATCGTAAAGTCTGTGCCCACGTTGTCGCCCGCACAGGTAATCAGGACTTTATATCCCGTACCGTACGGACTGACATCGTTGGTCAACAGCGCAAGTGAGCCTGCACTAGTAATAGTAGCGGCGGCTCGAAGCAGTGTAGCGCTTGTAGAGGGCGTTATCGCCCAAATATCTGAACTAGACATAAGTATTCACCTTATGACGGAGTTACAGCATTAGTGCCGTCGGCGTCAACCCAAGTGTCAGCGGCTGCATCGCCAGTTGCGATTTTCAGCTTGCTATTTGTTGTGTCAAAGACGATGGTGCCAACTTCTTTGTCGGAGGTGTTTACAGCGTCAGTAATGTCAGCGATTGCAGCGGCGGTCGTGCTATAGAGGATCACGTAGCCAGTTCTAGCGTCGATGCCGCCGGTTACGTTGCCTGTCGTGTTGCCGGTAACTGCGCCGATGAAGCCGTTGGTCGAGATGACTGGCCCGGTAAAATTTGTATTAGCCATTAGAGGGTCCCTCTTAAATGTGAATAACGGAGTGCATGTTTACGCACTGAACTAGTGTCAATGCCAAGAATACGCCCGCGCTCCGCGTAAGACATATCCTCATTATCTACGATAAACTTTATTTTCGCTACGAATTTAGGGTCTGAAAAAAATCTTTTCTGTTGGGCCGCTCTTAGTCTTTTTCTATACTTTTCAGTAACATGCTCTACGTTACCGCGTTTAGTTCTGCGTATTTTTTCCTTAGTTTCTTCCGTGTGACTCCGCCCCCGCATGGGAACCTGCGCTGTCTTAGATATGTTGTAGTATATCGGAGTAGCGTCAAACACTACCTGCCCCGTTAAATATGCCTCTTCAAGCAGGTCCCTTTCTGTAGGCGACTCACACACAACTTCAAAATCGTAGGAGAACGCGTCCTCACCATATTTATTAAAGGCGTGTTGTAAATGTGGGTTTGGGTGCGTACCTCTACGAAGCAAATTAAAATGGTCAGCTATTCGCTTGCGCATACGTGCTGACTGCCCAACATACCCGTTACCGGTAGTGCTGTTTCGTATTAGGTATATACCCCCAAAATCTTCGGCGTATGGCATCTACTACACTCGTGGCCCTAGTTTTAGATTACTATACACTATTTCGGACGTAAGTGTGCAAGACTTAAGCAAAAAAAGACCCGCCGGTAGCGGGCGGGTCAAGGTCTCTAAGGGAGATAAATGATATGAAACAACT